ATGCCCGTTTTTATTCAATTATTCTCATTCTCATCATTCTCTAAATGCAAAACAAGCACATCGAACATCCCGAAGATTCCATTCTCACCGGAGATTTAAGTGCTCTTGATTGTCTACGTAACGAAGGTAATCTGTCAGTAAAGATGGACGGAGCACCTGCAATCGTATGGGGGACTAATCCTGCGACGGGTAATTTCTTCGTTGGTACTAAGTCAGTTTTTAACAAAGTAAAGATCAAAATCAACGAATCGCATCAGGACATTGATGCAAACCACACGGGCAACGTTGCAACAATCCTCCATAAGTGCCTTGACTATCTTCCACAAAACGGAGGTATCTATCAGGGAGACTTTATTGGTTTCGGTGGCACTGATGAATACACACCGAACACAATCACCTATCAGTTCGATGATATTGTAGAAGAGGAAATAATTGTTGCACCTCATACAGTTTACACAGCAGAGAGTGATTTAAGGGATGCAATCGCACACCCTATGAACTTCACTATTACAGATACATTCTATTGTAAGTTTGTAAAACCCAGAGCAACGATTGCATCCGGTCGTTATGATGATGGACTGAAGAGATTCCATGACTTAGACGATGTAATTTCTTTCGCAAGAGTAATGGCACAGAACGTTGAGTTTGTATCAGATAAGGATGCCAAACTGATTAAGCAGGAACTCAATTCCTGTATCCGTGAGAATCGTCCCGTGATTGCTTCTACCTTTATGAATGAGAAACTCATCAGTTTCTGGTTGTTAGTTAAGTCGATCAAAGAGGATGCTATCTATCTCTGTCGGAATAATGGTCCAAAGGCATACATCGGACAAACTCCAATCGGTGGTGAGGGTTATGTTTACTCTAATGAGTTCGGTACATTTAAGTTAGTCAATCGTGAGCAGTTCAGTTATGCCAACTTCAGCAACAATAAGTTCCAAAGTGTAGACAAATAATCTTATCACCCTCATCAGCAACCCTTATCGTTCAGGGGGTTGCTATGGGGGTCTGATGCTGTAGAATATGGAAGAACAAAGCAACCCACCTCATGACGACCATCGAACTCAACGCAGCAATCGCAGAGGGAAAGTTCACGGTTACCCGTCTTCCGGTTCGCAAACCCCGCAAGTCAGAACTCATCATGACGCAGACGAAGGGTAACCGTTGCAGAACCAACAGGTCATCAGGAACCAACTTCGTTACTCAGACAGCATGACCACCCACCTCACTCAAATAAATTTTTTTTCTTATGACCTCACCCATGCGTTCTGACCTTATCTGGAATGAGTTTCTCACCTCTGCTGAATGGGATGGGACCGTTTCCTGGTTACAGGGTTTGCGGTTCGTTCATCACCTGGGTTTGCTGGATTCGTTCATTGCTTCCCCCTACTGGGAACTGATGAACGAACGTCTAGATGCTGGTGAGTTGGGGACGTGGGTTCTGGAGGGTTGACCTCTTTCAGTTTTTTCTCTTTACTTTTTTATGAAACTTCAAAAGCAAATCGAACTCAAAATGAAAATCTCTGATTTTTCATTGACCCGATTCAATGGCAAACACTGTATTTGGAATCACAACGTATACAAACAAGCACGGGTTGTGACATCACGAACCCCCAGTGATTGTCGCGTTATGAAAAACATAGAAAGAGACATTAATCAGCAACTTAGACTTTATGTCATTCGTTCGTAAACAGCAGTAGGGGGTTATATACCCCCTTATGTTATGCGTTGCCGTGCCCCGTATATAAAAACCCCCTACTACTTTAAGCTATAAACGACCCAAAGTCCGTTCGTGATACCACTCTGATAAAAAAAAATTTTCATATATAAAAAACGGATACAGGATTCAAAGATATGCAAAAAAATTCCGCAGAAAATTTTACGACTGTAGAGATCGATCCAGTAAGTGGAGAACATGTTATTACGATACCCGAATGGATATGTGATGAGAAGGGGTGGTACGAGGGAACAGAAGTAAATATCGAGGTAGAGAATGACTGTATTATTATCAAAGATGTGGAGTGAGTGATTGACAGAGTATAGATAGAGTGTTATGATAGTGACGAAGTTCATTTACAGTTATGGCTAAAGGATTTACGGTAAAAGCAAAGACACCCAAAGCAACTGAGAGTGCTCCAGAATGGGACTATGCGAAGGCAAAGGAAATGGTAAAAGGCAAATCCATTGTCTTTTGTTTACCAGGTAGAGGAGTTTCTTATACGTATCTCAAAAACTTTGTACAACTTTGTTTTGATTTAGTACAAGCAGGTGCCAGCATTCAGATTTCGCAAGATTACAGTTCGATGGTGAACTTTGCGAGATGTAAGTGTTTAGGTGCGAATGTACTGCGAGGACCGGATCAAATTCCATGGGACGGTAAGTTGCAGTATGATTGGCAATTATGGATTGATAGTGACATTGTATTTTCATCTGAGAAGTTTTGGCAGTTAGTATTGATGGATCAGGACATTGCGAGTGGATGGTATATGACAGAAGATGGTAAGACCACTTCAGTAGCACGTTGGTTAGATGAGGAAGACTTCCGCAAGGGTGGTGGAGTCATGAATCATGAGACTGGTGAGAGTATTTCAAAGAGACGTAAACCGTTTACTGTAGATTATGCAGGATTTGGATGGTTACTTATCAAGCACGGAGTCTTTGAGCATTCTGATATGAAGTATCCATGGTTTGCACCGAAGATGCAAGTATTTGAATCTGGGGAGGTACAGGATATGTGTGGAGAGGATGTATCATTCTGTCTCGATGCTATCGAAGCAGGATTTAAGATTTGGTGCGATCCACGTATCAGAGTTGGGCACGAGAAGACAAGAGTGATCTGATGGTGCTGACAGAATATACAATTCTCCATAAAGGGAAAGTTCTGTATAAGAATTTGACGGAGGAGGAGTATTTTGATAAGATGGAGGACCTTTCGATAGAGTATTATCAGAAAGGTTTTCCAAGTCCACAAGATTTAGAAACAAAGATTATTAGAGTTTAAGGAGTTTATTATGGCAGTGCGTTCAAAGGTTGGATTGAGTGGTGATGGTTTTATAGAGGGAAAGCCGAAGAAAACTCGTCAAGGGAACGGAAAGCACACGAAGTATGCCGCGACTTCTCGTAACGGCAAGCGTAAGATGTATCGTGGACAAGGACGGGGTTAATGTCACAACTCATCGTAAATCTACCTCCACAGAAAGTTTGGGTTCGTAAAGAATATCTAAGAGATTTGGTAGATGGTCACGGTGAATTTGTCGAAGGAATTTGGGTAACTGCTAAGTCATTACCCGGACGTTCTTTTTATTTTGAGACTTATTTACCAGAATATGGTGCTTTATTTGACAAATTACCAATCACTGCTTTTTGTGGAAGACCGGAAACTCCAACTCCAGATTTAGATATTACGAATCTCCAATTCTGGGATTGTATGAGTTATGGTGTAGTATGTGTTAAGAAGCAACATATTGGGGAATTAGATTTTGAAGCACGAACTCGTGACTTTGGGATCTTAAAAGGCGAATATCTATTCAGTCTTGATAACTATCATCCATATAATGATAAAATTGATTGCGGAACCAGTGAAATGCCTGAAGAGCACAAGTCACACAACTGCATTTTATTAGAAAATGGTCAATTTGCATTGTATCCAAACAATAGAATGAGACTCTTCAGTCCATCAAGAACACCAGAAAATCCTAAAGTGCCAGACTTTAAAATTTCTACTAAATTTTATAGAACAGAAGTTGGACTTAAGTGGGGAAGACTGGGAGATACTGACGAATATTTCTGGGAAAACCAAGACGAAAAGAAAAATGACTGAGTTACCTCAATGGGAAGATGATGAGGATTGGTTTTTATTTCATGATGAAGACTTGTGGTTCTATGATAAACTAATTCTTTCACGTCGATTGGGGTATACATGTGGTCCGGTGGGAGAACCTGTACCAAATCCTGGTTATTATGTTGTTAGACCCATCACAAACCTTCTGGGAATGGGTAGAAACACTGAAATTACTTGGATCACTGATAGTACAGACAACTTTCCTCCGGGTCATTTTTGGTGTGAAGTATTTGAAGGTGATCATTTATCAATCGACTATCATTTTGGAAAGCAATTCATATGTGTTAAGGGTACAAAAAACAATTCAACTCTCTATAAATGGGACAAGTGGGAAAAAATTGATCAGATAATACCTTTTCCAGAAATTTTAAAGACATTAAAAGGAAATTATGAGTGGATTAACATTGAAATGATAGGTGGAAACTTGATAGAGGTGCATTTTAGAAGAAATCCAAACTTTTTTTGGGGAAATACATATGCAATTCCTGTTTGGGACAATAATATAAAGTTAAAAGACAATGAAATTTTTATAGAATGTCCCAGTTTCCATAGAAAAGGATTTGTAATCGATAAAATAAATAAAAATAGGGATAGTAACCCCTCAAAAAGTTCTGATTTTACCAATCAGGAGCAAAATGGGCAATTCACCAGTTGACAGAAGTACAAGTTACATGAAAGAAGTGTGGGGAACAACAAGTTTGACCACAGATTACTGGTCATTACCTAAAAAAACGAATGATCCAGAAGAAAGAGTGCTTCAAGAGATTATGCATGATGATTTGAAGGAAGGACAAAGAAATCTTCAGGAATAGAGTATAAATATAATTAAGAAAACTCTTTAACAATGGCAATTCAGAGGATATCACGGGCATTTAAGGACATTAGTTTATCTTTTGAGCCCCATCCTGTGACAAAAGACCTTCCTGTTTTAAAAAATGAGAACGCAATTCGTCGTTCCGTAAGAAATATAGTAGAAACTATCCCAACAGAGAGATTTTTTAACTCTTTGTTGGGTTCTGATGTAAGAAGAAGTCTATTTGAGTTCGTTGATTTTGGTACTGCATCAGTGATTCAGGATCAAATTGAAATTGCAATTAATAATTTTGAAGATAGAGTCGAAAATTTGATCGTTCAGGTAGATCCAATAGCAGACGAAAACACATTTAACGTA